GTACACCTGATTACTTAATTGATGTGGGTAATGGGACTAGCTCACCTACGGGTGGTAAGGTAATGAGAGTTAACTCCAACGGAGATACCATATTCTCTCTCTCGAGGGCAGGCACTAGCCTAATGTCTATGAGAAACGATAGTACTGCCTATACGTGTATATCAAGTAATAACAGTGCGAAGCTTATGTTGGGTTATGGCACTGGCGATGCAGGAGCCATTAATAATGGTCTACTGTTCCAAGCAGGTGAGATTGTAGTAAACGAAGATAGTGCAGATATAAACTTCCGAGTTGAATCTGACGGCAACGCTAACATGTTACATGTTAACGCTGGCAGTAATACTGTATGTATCGGTGGAACAAGTGCAGGTGCTAACGTAATTCAGTTAGACGCTGGACGAATCATGCTCGACAAGTCTGCTGACTGGAACTTTGAAAGTGGCGGTAGCTCTAATGGATTACACTTCCGTGTACGTCACAGTAATGCCGATGTGGGAAGTATTCAATCTTCTACAACTGGTACAACTTACACTACCACTTCTGACCGTCGCCTAAAGAAAGACATCGAAACCATCACTGACGGCACAGACAAGCTGATGGCGATGAACCCTGTCACGCACGGCTGGAAATCTGACCCAGAGGCAGACACAGTTCACGGCTTCATTGCTCAAGAGATGCTGGACATCGTTCCAGAAGCTGTCTCGGGCGATCCTGAAGGTGAGGACATGATGTCAATGGATTACGGACGTATTACCCCGGTAATCGTAGCTGCTTTGCAAGACGCTATAAAAGAGATAAAAGAATTGAAAACACGAATTAACGAATTGGAGGCTAAATAATGGGTGTCTATTTAAATGAAACTGGTTTATATAGCACTAGCGGTAAGCTTATTGAAGCATATACTGTCGGCAGTCATGCTGGGAATAGAGTAAATCTAGGATTCTTTGGTGCAGTTGGTCAACCATATGTACATATAAAAACAAGTCAGCCCCATCAAGGACATAAGATGCTGAAATTTGAGTATAATGGGTACACTTACTCTGGTGCCAATGTGCATAACTCTGTAACCCTTTACACCTACGGGCCGACCGCTACTCCTCATTCACCAAGACTAATCAACTGGGGTGATGCAGGAGGGATTGTAAATTATTATTATTCATCAGATTCGCCTGATTATTTGGTTATCGTACTACAAACAAGCGGCGCATATACTGGAGGATTTTTGTATTGTCAATCAGGAAGATCACACACAGATTTTAGTATTGACGTACTTACATATTCATATAGTGCTAATACTTCGGGAGTTTACTAATGAATAATTTTATAGAAAGAACAAGAGAAGACGGCATAATAGAATATGTAAATCCACGAGCCGAAGAGATAGCAGCTGCAGCAATTGCTGCAATAGATTCAGCAGACGTAATAGTGCTATCTGACGAAGAGATAGCACTGGCCGATTTAGAAACAGTCCGTCATTTCCGAAACATTAAAATTGCAGAAACCGACTGGTGGGCAAACTCAGACCTCACAATGACTCAAGCACAGATAGACTATCGACAAGCATTACGAGATATTACAGATACATATATCTCTATGGATACTGTTGTGTGGCCTCAAAAACCTTAAGGTATAAATAGTACTATGGCAAAACCAAATACAAGACAAACATTTATAGATTACTGCCTCAGAAGCCTTGGTGCTCCTGTAGTTGAAATTAATGTAGATGAAGACCAAGTTGAAGATAGAGTAGACGAAGCTCTACAACTATATCAACATTATCATGCGGATGCAATTGAAAAGGTATTTTTAAAGCATCCGGTAACTGCAGCTGATATAACTAATGGGTATATAACTATACCCGAATTGGTTACTGATGTTGTTAGATTGTTTCCAATTAGAGATACTATCGCAGCTAATAATATGTTTGATATTAAATATCAAATGCATTTGAACGATTTGTATTCATTAGGTTATATGGGTTCTCTCGTTGAGTATGAAATGGCTCAACAATGGTTATCTCTAGTAGACATTTTAACAGATCCAGACGGTAAGCATATAAGTTTTGATCGTCATAAAAATCAATTAAGAGTTGATATGGATTGGTCAAAAGAAGTAGTAGTTGGATCGTATATCGTCGTAGAATGCTATAGAATATTAGATCCTGAGACTTATACCGATGTATACAACGATTACTTTCTTAAAAGATACGCAACTGCTTTAATTAAACATCAATGGGGAACTAACCTATCTAAGTTTGAAGGGATGGTAATGCCGGGTGGTGTAACATTCAACGGTAGACAAATCTTAGAAGATGCTAAAGAAGAGCTTAAAGAATTAAACGAAGAAATTAGATTGAACTGGGAACAGCCAGTCGATTTTTACACGGGGTAAAGAATGCCTAGAAATGTATATTTCTCTCAGTCCGTAAAATCTGAGCAATCAGTTTACGAAGATCTGGTTATAGAATCCTTAAAGATATATGGACAAGACGTCTATTATATCCCTAGGACTTTAGTTGGCCGGGATAATATGTTTGGAGAAGACTTAGCGTCTAAGTTTGATGATGCATATATGATTGAAGCATACGTTGAAAATCCAGAAGGATTTGACGGAGCTGGTGATCTATATCAAAAGTTTGGTTTAGAGATTAGAGATGAAGTTACTTTCATTATATCACGTAGGCAATGGTCTACATTAATTGGAACTTGGAATAACTCTTTACAAAATGATAGGCCTTCAGAAGGAGACTTAATATTTCTTCCAATGAGTAATAAGTTTTTTGAAATATCTATGGTTGAACATGAACAGCCGTTCTATCAATTATCTAATCTTCCGGTGTTTAAAATCCAGTGTAGCTTGTTTGAATACAATGAAGAAGACTTTGAAACTGGTGTTGATGCTATTGATATTACCCAAGTCAAGAATTCTTATCAAGTAGCCGTAGATCTTACAGTTGTTGGTGGTAATCACTTTGTGCAAGGAGAGCTTGTTACTCAGATTATTACTGCCGATCCTGCAGTTAGTGTATATGGTGAAATACAAACTGTAACTAAAACTTCAGATATTGGCGCGACTGTCACAATATCAAATATTGGAGTTACTGGTTCTACTGAGGCTAAAGACTTCTTAGTATCTCCGTCTATTGGATTAACTGGAAGTTTGTCAGCTAGCACTTGCCATATTAATAAGATATATGGTGTTGCAGATGCCGCTAATTATGATCTTGCAGATGGCGGAGCTAATAATAATAACTTCGAAATAGAAGGAGACGGTTTCTTAGACTTTACTGAATCCAATCCATTCGGCGATCCATCGGAGACTTACTAATGTTCGGTAATCATTTCTATCATTCAACCATGAGAAAAGCAGTTGCGGTTTTTGGAACTTTGTTTAATGATATATCAGTAATTCGTCAAGACGGAGCTGGAAACGTATTAAATCAAGTTAAAGTTCCATTGTCATATGGTCCTAAACAAAAGTTCTTAGCTAGGCTAGATCAAAACACTAATAGCGATGCATCCATGGCTATTAAGTTACCTAGGATGGCTTTTGAAATTACAAGTTTAGAATTAGATTCTACACAAAAGCTAGCTAAGAGAAATGTTATATCAGAAAATCATGCCACTGATTCTACGAAAAAGAAGACTTTAAAGCAGCAAGTAGCATATAATATTAATATGACATTACACATTTTAGCTAAGAATCAAGATGATGGGCTACAAATAGTAGAACAAATATTGCCATACTTTCAGCCAGAATACACAATTACAATTACGCCAGTTACAGGATTTGAATATAAACAAGACGTTCCTATCATATTAACTGGTGTTACTATAAGCGACGATTACGAAGGTGATTTTCAAACACGTAGAGTATTAGCGTATCAACTAGACTTTACTATGAAAATGAAATTCTTTGGTCCTACCAGTAATACATCAGTTATTAAAGAAATCAATATTGATTTTAACGCTGATACTGGTGGTGCAAATGTATTAGAAAATATGGATTTCACAATCACTCCAGCGGCAGCTGATGAGGATGATGACTATACGGTCAACGTAAGCATTACATAATAGGTATATCATGGACAAATTAGATAAAATGAGCGCAAGCTTAGCGAAGAACTTGCCAGTAGAGGCTAAGGAAAAAACATTAAAAAATTCTTTAAGCCCAGAAGAAATTGAAATTAAAGACGATTACGAGTTTTCCCGAAAGACATACAAAGAATTAATTACAACTGGAACTAAGTCATTAGATACATTGGCTGAACTGGCTCGCGAATCTGAGCATCCTAGAGCCTTTGAGGTATTATCTAAAGCCATAAAAGATATTGGCGATGTTACTGATAAGCTTATGGCATTACAAAAAAATAAGAAAGATTTAGAGCCAGAAGAACGT